CTGGCGTACCAACATTTGATTTTAGTCGTTCATAATAAGAACGGAATCGGAATGTTCCAGAAGCCCTGCCTTGTGCAGGGTTTTTTCTTGTCTATTAGGTTAGAATAAAAATGTATAGATTTTTGTTATGTCATCTAGTTCTAAATCTTCAAAAACATTTGCGAGAGCAATAGATCGTTTAAAAAAAGCTGCAAATTTAGAAGCAACAAAAAAAGAAGTTACTTTGTCTGATGGGACAATTTTTGAAATGTGGGTAACACCATTAACAATGGCAGAAAGAGAAAGAGCACAAAAAGGAACTAAGTCTGATGATGCTAATGAGTTTGCACTACGTTTGTTAATGACAAAAGCACAAGATGAGAATGGTCAAAGGCTATTTGCTTTAGGTGAGATAGATGTTTTAAAGAACGAAGTAAGAGATTCAGATCTTCAATCTTTAATGCTTGCAATTATTAATGATGGAGAAGAGGAAGATATTGACCCAAAATTCTAAGTGCAGAGCTTCGTAAAGATAACTTGTTAATGCTTCAATTTGGCATTGCTAAAGAGTTAGGGAAGTCTCTTGCAGAAGTTAGACAAATGACGTTAGAAGAAATACTTGGATGGAGTGCATATTTTCAGATTCTTAACGAAGATCAACAGAAAGAAATAGATAGGGCGAAGAGACTCCGCTAGACTGTTGCGTAGTGCTTGTATTTAAAGACTGTGGCTTATCAAGCAGATATTCGAGTAGCGGTTAAAGGTGCAAATCAATTAAATGTTTTTCAGCAAAAATTAAATGCTGCATCGAAGTCAATCAATAAAGTTAATCAATTATTAATAGGTCGAAAAGGTAAAGGAGGAATGTTTGCCGACTATATAAATGGTGTAAAACTTGCAGTAAGGAGTACAGATAGTTTAAATCTTAATTTAAGTAAAGCAGGGAGAAATTTTAATAAAGTTGCTCTTGACACAAAACAAGCTTTTTTTGCAGCTAAAGATTATGCAAGAGCACAAGATGAATTAAATAAAGGATTAGCGGATAGAAATAAATTACTTAACGAGGCAAAAAGAAGCCTTGCGTTTGAAAGATTTGCAAAAGGGGATGTTTCTGGAAGAGATCAATATTCTTCTCCTATTGGGCCTCGTCAAAAAGGTGGTGGTGGCGGTGGAATGAGAGGGATGATGAGTGGGTTTAGTGGAACGAAAGTAGGTCAAGCAGTCCTTGGTGGTGGTTTTCCTTTGTTATTTGGTGGTGGCCCTGGAACTGTTGCTGGTGGTGCTATTGGTGGATTGATGGGAGGGTTTGCTGGAGGAATTGGTGGATCATTAATTGGTGGAATGGCTGATAGAGCTGTTGCTGCAACTGCAAAATTAGGTCAAGCATTTAATAAATATAGTTTAGATGTAACTGCAATAACTAAATCTTTAGGCGTTGCTGGTACTGCTACTGCTCAATACTTAAAAACATTAGAAGCAGTTAAAGGGCCAATGGCTGCTGCAAATGAAGCTCAAGAAAGATTAAAATCTATTATTGGAGAGAAAGGTGTTGCAGATTTAAAAGAATTTGGAGAACGTTCTCAATCAATTTTAAATAGTACGCAGAAATTCTTTACTCGAATGACTGCTGGGTTAGCAAATATATTGAATTGGGCAGATAAGATTTTAGGTATTTCAAGCGGTTTAAAACAACGTGATATTAGGAAATTTGGTATGACTGATGATGACGAAGAATTAGTTAGACTTAGAGGTGAACTTAAGGCATTAGGAAAAAATAAATTAACAAGAAAAGATGATGCTCCTTTTAATGCAAAATTTGCAGAAATAGATGCTAGAGCAAAACAAGTAATGACAGGTCAAACACAAAAAGATTTTATAAACAATGCTACTGCGGCCTTAGATAGCGATATAGAAAAACTGGAGAAGACATTATCGCTGGGAACTAGAGAAGCAGGAATACAACAAAAGATAGCCTCTATTTTGAAAGAGAAAAATATTTTAAGGAATGACGAAAATCAAGAAGCGATTGATTTAATTGAAAAGGGAGTAAGGCGAAAAACACAATTAGAAGAACAAATTCAATTATGGGGTCAAATTAAAGACATAATTGCTGGTGGATTAACTAATGCAATTACAGGATTAATTGAAGGAACTAAAACTTTAGGAGAATCATTAGGTGCTATTGCTAAACAAATAGCAAATTTAATTCTTCAAAAAGCAATTTTAAGTGCTATTGACAAGACTTTTACTTTTGGATCTGGAGGCGTGGCTCCAGGTGGAACCTCTTTGCCAACAGATGTAGGAAGTTTAAGTACTAAAAAAGCGTTTTCAGGGGCAGCGTATTTTTCTTCAGGAGGAATGGTTACAAGACCAACTGTAGGAGTCATAGGAGAGGCTGGAGAGGATGAATACATAATTCCTGCATCAAAGATGGCTTCAAGTATGCAACGCTACTCAGCAGGTGCTAGAGGTGAAGCTGTAATTCCTGGCACTGGTTCGTCTTATGTCGGTGGAGGTGCAGGAGGTTCTACTACTGTTAATTACTCTGGGCCTATATTGAACTTCAATTCTGAAGAGTTTGTTCCTAAGTCTGCTGTAGGACAAATCATTGCAACTGCTACTGCTAGAGGTGCATCAGTTGGTGAATCTCGTACTATATCTTCATTAAGAAATTCTCGTAGCCGTAGGTCTTCATTAGGATTATGAGCCTTGTTGCCGTAACTAATTTTATTACGATTACTACTTCTGCTGGTGGTAATCCTAACGATTTAAAACCCTCTACTTTTCAAAATGGTAAATATGATCAACCTATTGAAGGTTATGAGTATTTAAGTTTTATATATCAAGGTGCTGCACGCAATAGGTCAGGCGACAATATGGAAGCTGCATTAATACTTGCTAATAATGAAATTAGTATGGGCTATGCAAAAAAAGCTGTAGATAGTAAATATCACATTAGAGTTGATACCTTTTTAATGACGACTGATTTTGATAAAAAATTAGACGCAAATAACGAAGCAAGGCTTTTAACTTCAGAAACATGGTTAGCAGCCTCATTAACCTATGATCCATCTACAATTGAAATCCTTTTAAGCAGTGCTATTGATGCTGTAGGAGCCAATGCACCTAATCGTGTTTTAACAACCTTACAAGTAGGTGCTTTGCCTATTACAGGAACAATACAAAACAGGTGAGGCCAGATCAATTAATTGGGTTGCCTTATCGTTTAGGTGCTGATCCTATAAAACATGGAGCTGGAGATTGCTTAAGTTTATGTCGTACTGTTTTAGCTCATTATAAAATTACTTCTCCCGAACCAGAAAGAAGTTGGTATCGGAGGTTAAGAAAAAAGGATTACAGTATCTTTTTTGAAGAATTAAATAGGTGGGGAGTTGATTCACCCCCTAAACTAGGAGCAATTGGCTTATGCAAATCAAATGACGGTTATGGCATGGCTGCTTTCTGGGAGGATGGATGGCTGAGTTACAGAAAAACATTCGGAGAGTTGGTGGTGAACTGGTGTCCGCTAGACAACCTCATGGTCGAAGGCTGTTATTACCATCGGAAATAGAATTTTGTAAGTTATTAGGTTGTAGTGAAGATGAATATTGGTCTTTTGTAGATCAAACTGCTGCTTATAATGGAAAAAGGAAAGAAGGTTATGAATTAATTCCTGACATTAGAGCTGCCGAAGTTTTTCTTGTTGGTGGAACATGGGCAGGAGGTTTAACAGTAGCAGGTCAAATTGCTGTTTCTGTTGCTTTAACAGCAATTGGTTATTTATTAACACCAAAACCTAAACCTGATAAAAAAGGTGTTACAACTGAAGGTTCAGATGCTATTGGTAGCAAGCGTTTTGCACCACAATTTGCTTTCAATAGTCTTCAAGAATTAGCAACTCTAGGAGATATAGTTCCACTTGTTTTTGCTAATAGAAATAACAATATAGGTGGAGTAAGAGTTAATGGTCAACTTTTATGGTCACAACTTTTAAGTCTTGGTCGTTTTCAACAATTAAAAGCAATCGTAATGTTTTCTCTTGGGGAGATAGATGATGCGATTGGTTCTCGTCCAGATTTCTCTGGTTACGCTATTGGAGATCTTTTATTATCAACTTATAGCAAGAAAAAATTAGATTTATTTTTTAAATCTAGTGAGATGAATAAAAATAATAGAATCTCAGATGCCGATAGATATACGGAGTCTGAGGTAGTGGGGATGCCTTTCCCTTATCCAGATGATGTTTTTACAGACACTTGGAAAGCAGGAACTATTCCTTCTTTAACAGGCGGAGTTCCTAATGATTTAAAAGTTGCAGCTTTTAGTGGAACTAGAAACCCAACGACACAGGCAATTTTTGGTCTATATAGTCCAATGCCAAATGCAAATGTCGTAAAACTCCCTTATGAATTTGTTTTTGAAACTAGGGGTATGGATAAAAAAGCAATACGAGCATTATGGGTTAAACGTAAAAAAATAAATACCTTTTGGCCTACAAGAGCTGGTTTTGTTGGTTTTGCTAACAACACTCCAACAGTTGAAGGGAATACGGTTGCATATCAGATTTTAGAAAA